CTGCTTTCGTTGCCCAATCTTTTGCTGGACCTCTATTAGCAGTGTTTGTAACCCCAGTACCACCAATTGCCCAAGCCTTAGATGAGTAGTCTGTACTTTCAACAATTCCATTTGTTTTAACTGCCCAGTCTTCTGCGTTTGTTTCGCTAGTAGCTGCGTTAGTTTCACTTGTAGCTGCGTTAGTAGCACTTGTAGTAGCACTGTTTTTAGAGGCAAGTGCAGAAGAAGCGCTAGATGATGCTGATGTAGCACTAGTCGAAGCAGAAGAAGCACTAGTTGCTGCTGCAGTTGCACTAGTTGCAGCATTTGACTCACTAGTTGCAGCATTATTTGCTGCTGTTTGTGCATCAGTTACAAAGTCTGCAATAGCTGTTTCAAGGCTAGTAATTGATGTGTTTTGTGAACTATTAAATAAACCACCTGCAGATGCATCGCCAGTAGCGCCTACAACATCTACGGTATCTGGTTGTGCCGGTGTTGTCATTAGATTAACCCTCCTGCACTATAGCTTACTTGTAGGTTGCCACCCGAAGCATTTCGTTTATTGTCTTCTTCATTAAGTTCATTGACCTCACTTACAAACATAGCCATGTATTTTTGTGCTTGTGCATCATCTTGGAGGTATGCAAATACTTCTGCAAGTGAACCCATGAGTAATACTCTTTCGTTATCATCACGAAGCCAGTTATAGACTAGTGTTCCTACATAATAGGCACTTGATACAAGTCCAGCAGGATCTGCAGCTTGTGCTAAGGCAGATGTTTTATAAGCAACACCACTAACATTACTATTGAAGAAAAGTTGTACCGCACCAGGATCTCCTGCGCTAGCAGATACTAAAAGATTTGCTGCAAAGTTAGCTGGCGTAACACTATAGGTTGCATTAAGCGCTGGCAATCTTCGATAGTAATGAATTTTTATTTCAGAAGGAGATCCAATTGCACCGTCTTGTTGGAATCCAGGAGAAAGAATTAAGTTATTTCCTTCCCTAGACCAATAGGCGTTATAATTATATTTGTTAGCAGTCCAATCATTAAATGTTCTTAGATCTGTTTTTTCATTAAAAACTCTAGTTGCCTGATCATTTATATCTACTTCAATAATTGAAATAAATTCAATTAAATCTGAAGGCAATACTAACTCTGTTTTACTAGCAATAAGACCATTACCGGCTGTAGTAGCAGCAACTAATGCTGTTGAGTTGTATGAGATAGTTGCTTCTAATGCGCTAACCCTTAGGGTTCGATAGGCTTTATCTGCTGCATAACGTAAACAATCTTGTATGATTGCGTCAGATAGGACTGCGGAATCTTTATTTGACCAGTTGCGAACTAACGCAACAAAGTCTGTATAGGTTCTCGCCATTTAATTCTCCTAATTAAGTATTGACTAGCAAATCACGATATTCAGTCATTAAGATAGTTTTTAACCGTTTCATATTATTTGGATCTTGCATAAATTCTGGACTGTGTAAATCAAGGTTATGATCTTGTAGAATTTTAATAGCTACAATATCAGGAATAGTTGCCATCTTACGATAGCCATTTTTTTTAATTCCGTAATACTCTTGTTCATCACGATCTCGTTTAGCTGATTCTTTATATTTGGTTATATCTTGAGTAGCTTGCCAATCTCCTGATTGAAGATCAAAGCCAGCGTTAATACCATTTTTTGCACCTACAGTTTGACTGTAGAATTTAAAGTCTGTTTCTTTTGACATGTCCTCTCCTACTTAATTAAGCGGCGGGTTCTGTATATGCTACAAAACGACCTGACTTCCCAATGTAACCTAATTCCGCACCTGCTGGTGCTGCAGTGGGTGTTCCACTTGTGGCTACTGTTGGGCTTCCAATGTCTAGATGCGTCAATTGATAGCCGCCACTTGCGACTTGTGCTGTACGCCACACACATGATTCAGCGGGGTAAGTATTCCCGTTAGCAGTTTTAATAACTAGCATTTACTTATCTCCTATTAATTTAATTGTTTTTCTTACTTGGGTTATTTGAAGATGGGGCACATCCAACAACTGGACCGCCTTTGTTGTAATAACCTGCAACGTTGCCACCCATTGCTTTATACGCAGGGTCTTGTTTACCCTTCATACATTTTCCTGCTGACATACACGATGATGGTGATGGGCAATCTGGACAAATTTTCATTTTTATCTCCTACAAAAAAGAAAGGGGAAGCCCGAAAGCCTCCCCTAACAATAGCCTAGTTAAGACCGTAGATAGCACCACAACCAAGTGGGTTACGGACTTCAAGTGTGGTCTCTTCAACCATCATGCCGACAGTAGAGTCACCCTTTTGTCCTACGTCTACTTCCTGCATTGGACGCAGAGTAGCAACGTTGAACCACATTGGATCATAGATCAATGCAGAAAAGTCTTTAACTTCAGTAGTTGCTGCAAGGTTTGCAGGTGAAGCGTTTGAGTTAATGAACTGTACTGCGTTTGATAGACCCATGATGTAGTTAGGAACTACCATAAGGTCACCAAAGTCTGACATGTATACATCTACTGACTGGCGAAGCTTGCCTGACTCATCAATGTTCCGCTGTACACCAGTAGCACCAACCATAAGGTCAGAGAAATCACGGCGTAGTTTTGGAGACAACATGACCTTAGAAGCCTTACCGCCTTGCTCATAGATCTTTTGCATAACAGCATCAATATCTGTAAGTGTCAAAGAACCTTTAGTAGGTGCAGCAGTTGTTGTCAAAGATGAACGGGTTACTTGAGTACCATCAGAAACAGTAGCCGGAGCCGCCCACTGACCTGCGTATACTACAGTATCGCCTGAGTTAATGAATGACTGATAACCACCAGCTGAACGTGCAGTGTTACCCTGTACGCCAACAGCAGCTGATGTGTTGAATGAATGAATCATATCATGCTCAACGTCACGGCGAAGCTCAGTGCCACGCTTTTTCAGCTGGTATGCATATTCATCTGCAACACCGGCTTGATCTACTGCGCGGCGTGTGCCTGATACAGCAATTGTCTTACCGTTGATTTGAGTGTAGTTACCCAACCGTGTACGGTATGGGCCAGTACGTGCAAAACGATCACCAACTGCAGGTGTGCCTGTACCACCAGCTACGGCTGGTTCGATATAGTCAGTACCTTCAGCAATACGAGATGAGCCTGGAGTATCCAGTTGATCTGTCTGCCATTCGTGGTAGATTGCTGTTGCTTTTGCCTTGCCAATTGAAGACATGAAAGGGGTTTCATCACGAGTAATCATTGTGATAAAGTTAGCTAGATCCTCACGCTGTGAGACATCTTTGCCAGTTCCGCGAGCTGGTCCCTGTGGGCCACCAGTTCCGCGTACACCAAGAGTGCTAGTCATTATTTATACCTCCAAGGTATTAAAGATTTAATGATCGTGCAGCAAGTCCTCTTAGAAAGTCCATTTGATCTTCGTTAGAAGAGTCTGGATTTAAAGCTCGTTGTCGTAAGGCTGAAGCTGCATCTTGTTTTTTCTTAGATTCAGTCTTAGCTTTACGAAGCGGGGCTTTCTTTGCAGGAGTAGATTTCCTTTTAGCAGTACCTTTTGTGATACCTTGTTTTAGTCTACGATAGTCATCGACAAACTTAACAATAATAGGATCAGCAATTGAGTCTAGTACTTCAGGAGAAATACCTTCTTCAATAGCAAATGCCCTAATTGCAGTTGCAGTGTCTTCATTAAAGTCAGGAATAAGAGTAGGGATAGTTTCATTAAAGTAAGACAGTTGTTCCTGCCACTCTTTTGTTACTTGCTGCTCTTCTGTTTCTTGAAGACTTTTTACTAATTCTTCACGTTGATTACGTGCGTTCCAATAGTTTTTCTGAACTTGTTCTCGTTTATCTTTGAGTTCGTTAACTTCATAGGTATCACCATCTTCACGAGCTTTTTCAATTTGAGCTTCGATAGAATGGTACTCTTTAGAAAGAGCTTGTTCATTTGAATATAGAACAGCTGCTGAGGCTTTAGATAAGGTTTGAATTTCTCCAACCTTTTCCTGATACTCCTCTTCTAATTGTTTTCTTGCGTCACCGAGTTCTCGACCCTTCTTAGAAAGATGTTGTTCAGTAGAGTAACCTTTGATAAGGTCACCAAAAGAAACTTCAGTATGTTCGCCATCAATTTTGACAACAACTTTTGCTTCTAGATCTAAATCATCAGTAGCATACACATCAGGTTCATCGGTAGCGGATTCTTCATCAGCATCTTCTTCGTCCGTGTCTTCTTCTAATTCTTCAGTCTCGTCTTCAACTTCTTCGCTATCGGCTTCTTCAGATTCCATTGGGTCTTCTGAATCTGATTCGTCCGTGTCTAACTCAGGCACTTGCTCATTGGGTAGAGATTCTACGAAATCAGAGTTCCGTACAATGTCAGCCAGCAAAGCATCTTCTGTTTGACTAACCTCTGCGATAGAGTCATCCGTTTGGGTAGAATCTACAGGTGCTTCGGTATTGTTATCCATTTGCTACCTCCTTCTTAGGGGATTGCTTTGAGGAATTATTTAATTCTTTTTGATATCGTTCTACAAGATTATGCATATTGGTTAAGTCAGTAGAATTAAGTTTTGCTTTTCCACCACTCCGCATAGAGTCATACTCTAGTGTGTTAATCATATCTTTGTAGTTTTTAATTAGTTGTTCGTAATCAATTGGTCTCATTGTTGTCCTCCTGTAAGTGCGGGACATTTTTCCCGTACATCTCAAAGCTCATCATTTTCTCTTTAACACTACCAAGTGCTAAAGCAGAAGAGTAGAGAAACTCACGAGATTTAGTTTCATGCGGCTCCGTCTTGAGCCATTCAATAAAGAAGTCCACTAAGACCTCTCCATATACTTCATCAAAAAACTCATCCCGTTCCCTAGCTGCGAAATGCCCTTTTACATGAGCACTCCTAGCTAGTTCTTCGGGATGAACTTTATGATTACCATATGATTTTTTATTACCCAGCTTCTTCTCAGCTGCTTTACGGTATTTTTCCATTAGGTTCCTTATTGTTGTTGATCACTCATTGGTGATTGTTGCGGTGGAGATGCTAGGATCTGCCTTGCTAACATAATGATTTGATCATACCCAGGATGTTGTGGTAACTCCGCACCTTCCTTTGTTGCTTTGATTTGTAAATCAGCCCATTCTTGGAAGTGCTTATCAATTGACACAGCAAGTTGTTTAGCGTTATCATCCTGTGTGTTCTTTGTTTGAGCACCAGTGTACATAACATTAGCTTCCGATAGAGATGTTTCTGCTTCAATCTTACGTTGTTGAAGAGCTTGTTGAGCTTGGGCTTCTTCTTGTTGTCTTTGAATAGCCTGTGCTGCTTTTTCTTTAAACTCATCTGTATCATAGTTTACTAAGAAATCATTACTGTCTACATCCATAGCTTCAATAAGTTTAGTTGCAAGAACTGCAGAAGCTTCTGGTTTAATAACCATACCTGCACCCTGTTGTTGTAGGGCTGGTAATATTTCTGCAGCAATACGACTATACTTAGAA